ACCGGTGTTATTTCAACAACTTTAAACGGATCGTTGGGCGCAAACACTACAGGAACGGGCGGAGGGTCTACTGTTACACTAACATCTACCACTGGTTTTCCAACAGGTGGTGGAACAATTGCTGTTGCAGATGAATTAATTACATACACAGGTATTAGTTCAAATGATTTAACAGGTATTACAAGAGGAGCATTAGGCACAGCAACAGCTGGTACATCTAACGGACAGGCTCATAGTAGTGGTGCAACCGCAACAAATGCTACAACGTTTGCTGGATTTGGTAATGCGGTAAATGCATCTACTGTGGTTCTAGAACCAGGACTTTGGTCACTAGATAATTTTGGACAAGTTCTTATTGCAACAATTGCAAACGGTAAAACATTTACATGGGATGCATCTATTACAGCTAAGTTTACAACAAGAGCATCAACTACAACATCTGGTTTTGCAACAGGAAGTAATCCAACAGCGACAAGAGTTACATTAGTTTCACCAACAACAAGACACTTAATACACCTTGGAACAGAAACCACTATTGGTACACCAACAACACAAGACGATATGTTTATAAGATTTTCTGACCAAGAAGATATAAATGACTATACACCAACAGCAATAAACAC